ACAAAGCCAAAATTGTCACGGCAAGCAATAAGACATTTCCACAAGGTTAAATATCAATATGGCACATAAAAAATTATACAAAGAGATCACAGTAGGACCAAGCACTTTCCCAAAAGAAACTCCTTCACAAAAAATGTATAGGGGAATCAGCACAGTAAATCCTGACAACACCAATTTTTCATTGAACGACATAGGCTTGATCAAGCAGGATATAATCAATCATTTTCACATCAGCCAAGGTGAAAAATTAGAAAATCCGGAATTTGGCACAATAATATGGGACGTGATACACGATCCTTTGACATCAGATTTAGAAAACGCTATCAAAGAAAATGTTGAACAAATCATCAATGGTGATCCAAGAGTGCGTGCCAACAGCATTATTATTACACCATTTGAAGCAGGCATTCAAATAGAAGTTGATTTGACCTATGTAAAATACAACATATCTGAAAAAATGAGACTGACTTTTGATGAAAACAACGGATTACTGAATTAAATGCTCTGTTTATACAAACAAATAAATAACACTATTAAAAAGGAAGCCAATGTCATCCACAGATAGACAAAATAGATTATTGTTAGCAGAAGACTGGAAAAGAGTGTATCAGTCTTACAAAAATGCGGAGTTCAAAAGTTACGACTTTGACACTATCCGCAGAACAATGATCCAATACATCAGACAGAACTATCCAGAAGATTTCAACGATTACATTGAATCATCAGAATATCTAGCACTGATTGATCTTGTGGCTTTCTTAGGACAAAACTTGGCTTTCAGAATAGATTTAAATGCTAGAGAAAACTTTTTAGAAACTGCTGAAAGACGTGAATCTGTTTTAAGACTGGCACGATTGATCAGTTACAACGCCACTAGGAATCAATGTGCTAATGGATTGTTGAAAGTTGTAGGCGTTAGCACAACTGAAGATATTGTTGACAGCAACAACTTAAATCTTTCAGGACAATCAATCACATGGAATGATGCTGGAAACCCAAATTGGTATGAGCAATTTATAAAAGTTTTAAATGCTGGATTTCAAGAGAACGAAAAATTTGGTAATGGAGTTAAAACAGAAGTTATAGATTCAATTCCAACAACGCAATACAGAGTAAATTCAAACAATACAGAAGTTCCAATTTATTCTTTTTCTAAAAATGTAAATGGCGAAAATGTAAACTTTGAAGTTGTATCAACATCATTCAATAACGGTTCAATTGTAGAACAAGAACCTTTAACTGGTAGACAATTTAATTTTTTACACAGAGATGATGGTAAAGGCAATTCTTCAAATAACACAGGATTTTTTGTACATTTTAGACAAGGAGTTCTAGACCAAGGTGATTTTAATATTACAGTTCCATCAAACAATCAATCAGTAACTATTGATGCTTCCAACATCAACGACACAGATGTTTGGCTTTATAAATTAGATCCTGATACAGGTTTAGAAAGTGAACTATGGACCAAAGTTGATAGCACTATTGGCAATAATATAATCTATAATTCCACACAAAAAAATATTAGAAACATTTATTCTGTAATTACAAGACAGAATGACACAATTAATATTAAGTTTTCTGATGGAGTATTTGGCAATTTACCTCAAGGTGATTTTAGAGTTTTTTATAGAGTAAGTAAAAATCAGAGTTTAAGAATTGTACCTGCGGATATGCAGAACATTCAAGTTGATCTACAATATATTTCTGAAAATAATCAAGTGGAAGTTATGACATTAACACTTGGTTTGCAGTACACTATTGATAATGCTACAACTTCTGAAACTAATGCTAATATTAAATTGAATGCTCCAGCAACTTATTACACACAAAATAGAATGATAACTGGAGAAGATTACAATGTTGCTCCATTAGGAACTAATCAAGAAATTATAAAAGTAAAAGCAGTCAATAGAACTTCCAGTGGAATTTCAAGATATTATGATTTGATAGATTCAACAGGCAAGTACAGCAACACAAATATTTTTGGTGCTGATGGATCCATATACAAAGAAGAAACAGAAAATTTAGACACATTTAGTTTTTCCACGCAAACAGATATAGAAGGTGTTATTATCAATCAGTTAGAACCTCTGTTATCTAAAAATCAAACAAGGAATTATTACATTGAAAAATTTCCTAAAGTATTTTTAAATGATTTGAATCCTGTGTGGCAACAAGTCACATCCGGCACTAATGAATCAACAGGTAAATTAATTGATGCTGTGAACGTGTTGGATTATCAAGTTGGTACATTTACTGCCAGCCAATTGAAATATGTTGAACCAGGAGCAATGATCAAGTTTGTTGCGCCAGAAGGTCAACACTTTATGGAAGACAATTCATTAATGTCGGGATCCACAGATCATCCAGGCGCCAAAGACTACATTTGGACGTCAGTGGTAAGTGTGTTAAATGACGGTGTTGCTAATTCAAGCACAGGTGAAGGTGCTATTAAGTTTAATGACGTTATTCCAACAGGCGCTATTGCTACTCAGATACTTCCTAAATTTGCCAAACAGTTTGACGATGATGTTAAGACATTAATAATAGATCAAGCATTTGCCTACAACAACTTTGGAATTAGATATGACGTTGCTACACGTAAGTGGCAAGTGATTGATGAAAACAATTTAAATGTGTTTGGAGTGTTCAGCACAGGTAAAACAGGCGACACTTCGAATCAACAGTTGGATGCGAGTTGGTTGATCAAGTGTATTACCAATGGCTCAACATACACTATCACATACAGAGGATTAAGATATGTTTTTGAAAGCAAAAAAGAAGTGCGTTTCTTTTATGACAGTGCTGATAGAAACTTTAATTCACAAACAGGCGTAACTCTACAAGACAAAATATCTGTTTTATCTATAAACACAAAACCAGATACAACTAACTCTTTTACTAATGACATAAACTTCGCTGTATCAACAGAATACAGAACTTTAAGTGGATATGTAGATAGTTCCAAATTAGAATTGACACAGTTTGATTCTGATCAAGACGGTATTGTTGATAATCCAGATGCGTTTAATCTTGTGGTTGATCCAGCAACAAATTCTAACACAAAATATATTTTCCAAAAACTTGTGAGTGAATCTGACGGAACACAAAGATATCAATATGTCAATGCTACAGATGAAAAAATTTATATTAGACAAACTTCAGTAGGTGCTATTGGAGATTATCCAAATGGATCCATTGTGTATCTAATTGATAGTGACAGTTTCAAACAAATAAACACTACAACTAATACAACTTCGAACATCACAAATTACGTGGCTCATGTAGGTAGAGATGGAATTAAGTTTCAATATGTTCACACTGTGGACGGCAACACCAGATTAGATCCAAGTTCATCTAACATAATAGATATGTATATTTTGACTAAAACTTATGACACAGAGTTTAGATTATGGTTACAAGGATCTATAGACACAAAACCATTGTTACCAAGCAATGATTCTTTGTTCACAAATTTTAATACACCATTAGCAAATATTAAATCAGTGAGTGATACATTAATATATCACCCTGTAAAATACAAAATTTTATTTGGTTCTCAAGCAGACACAGATCTACAAGCAACATTTAAAATTGTTAAAAATTCAGAACAAGTAACAAATGACAGTGACGTTAAAAGTAGGGTAATCACAGCAATTAATGAGTTTTTTGCTTTGGAAAATTGGGAGTTTGGAGACACTTTTTATTTTACAGAATTGAGTACATATGTGATGAACCAACTTGCTCCTGATATAACAACTTTTGTGATAGTGCCTAATGCTGGTGCTAAAGCATTCGGTAGTTTGTTTGAAGTAAAATCAGAAAATGATGAAATCTTTATCAGCGGAGCCAAAGTATCAAATATTGAAATAATTGATTCAGTTACAGCAAGTAAGTTAAAATCAGATGGTAATATTGTAACTTCTTCTAGTAGCACTTCGTCCTTGAGCGGAACACTTACTTCAAATTCAACTGGAGGCTCTAGTGGAGGAAGTGGATACTAATGGCATACGACAACGATCAGAAAGATTTTCCGGTTCCAGCAGGCAAAAGCAGTCAGCCTAGAGAAAGTGCAGAATTTTTACCTAAATATTTTAGAACTCCAGTAAATCAAAAATTTTTACATAGCACTTTAGATCAAATGATTTCTGAAGGAGCATTAGAAAAAATTAATGCTTACTATGGAAGAAAAATTACACCTGCTTATAAAACTTCAGATTTATACATCAATGAAATTAGTGCAGATAGAGAAAATTACAAATTTGAACCATCTGTTGTTCAAAAAGATGATCTAGGAAATGTAAATTTTTATTCAGATTATTTAGATTATGTAAATGAAATAAAAAATTTTAATGGTGACATTTCAGATCACAGCGTCTTAAATGCTCAAGAATATTATGCTTGGTCTCCTAAAATAGACTGGGATAAGTTTGTAAATTACAGAGAATATTTTTGGATGCCATATGGAGCATCCGCAGTAACAATAAATGGTCAACAACGTGATGTGATCAGCACATACACAGTTACAAAATCTGATCAAGGTGACAATTACGCTTATATTTTTACTCCAGATGGATTAACAGCAAATCCTACATTAAAATTATACAAAGGACAAACATACAAATTTGAAATTGATGCTGAAGGATTGCCTTTAGTTTTTAGAACACAAAGAATATTAGACGAAAGTTATAATTTCAATGATGGCGTAGATGTTCAAGGAATTGAAAATGGTGTGATAACTTTCCAAGTAAAAGACACAGCACCTGAAAAATTATATTATGGTTCTTCAAATGATATAAATGCTTGGGGATTAATCCAAGTGTTTGAGATAGATGAAAACTCAGCCATTGATGTTACCAATGAAGTGTTAGGTAAGAAAAATTATACCACTGCCGATGGTATTGCTCTTTCTAATGGAATGAAAGTTAATTTCAAAGGCACAGTTACTCCAGCACGATACGCCGAAGGCGATTACTATGTGGAAGGCGTTGGCAAAGCCATTCAATTAATAAACACTCAAGATTTAGAAGTGGTCAGTTATTAC